CGCAAAATCGAATTTACTTTATTTAACCCCTCTAGGCAAGCTAAATCATTAAAATCTGTCGGCCTGCCACTTTCATCAGCAAAGCTCGGCACATAGTAAACGCCACCAACTAAACGCGCAGCCTCTTCGCCTGCAATCTTACCAACATTGTGCAACTCGCCGCGAATTTCCGTCCACTGGTCGTTATCTGCTGCGATGGTTAGCGCGGCATTAGGAAACGCCTTACGCATGGTCTTTGCCACCGCCGCCATATTGTACGCGTTAAACGCTACAACCACAGGCCAGCCCGTTGCCTCTCGTATCGTGCAGGCCGTTGCCCATCCTTCGCATACCACCAATCGCCCAAGGTCATCGCCTTTTTCAATCAGCTTCGCATACCCTCCACCAATATCCGCATTTTTCGGGAATTTCTTAAACCCGTCTGGCGCTATCGTTTGCACCCCTACTATCTGCTTTTCTCTGTATATCGGCACGACGACATCATCGCCATATTGCCGCGCACCCATCGGCTTTACTTTTTTCCGCCGCGTATATTCCGTATCCACAGAAGCGACGGATTTTTTCCATAGCTCCGCCGCATCTCTCGCCGCTTTATCCGATGCCGCCTTCCGCGCTCTTGTCTGCGCCGCGATGGCCGCTTTTATTTTCTTCTTTTCTTCTGGCGATAAATCCCGCGACTTCCCATTATGATAGCTAATCAGCTCACCATTCTTGTGAGACTTAAACCAGCCCACCGCAATCTCGCCATCAATCTTTAATTGATATCGCGCAGATGATTGCTTCTCACCATTCACATACAAACGGCGTACCGTGTCATCTGGGATGATCTCACCACGCACCGCATAGCCAGCGCTTTCTATAGAGTCTAAAAAACCTTGTATTATTTCCATCTCGTCTCTTTCCGTTGCGTCACAACTATAGGAATAATTTTTACGGCAAGTCAAACAAAAATGAGCGAAGGGTGCTATTCATAACAATTAACGTAAATTAAGTTTCTTAACTGGATACTTTTAGGGAGGTATTTTTAACATCAATAACTTAGCTGGTTGTAGGTAACATCGTGTATAGGTTGCAATCTATATTTATCAGTATGTTACTAGGTTGTGATGGTACAACTTAAAAGTGCAGCACTACTGCTAACCTATTGATTTTATAACTACTATTCCCTATATTACTACTACTACTACCTAAAAAGTAGTAAAAGTAATAGAAAAGGGGCTATGATGCTTAATTCTTGTTAACCATCATGGAGCTTTGTATAAAGTTTGAGAATCTTAGGTAACATCACTACGATTTGTGAAAACCGCCGCTACAGCCAGCCTTGATACGACTGTTGCAAAAAAGCAACCATCTGACCACCTGTAACCTATTGATGTTAAAATCACACCATTTTTGCCGCCGTTAACCATTTACCGAAAAGGCACTAATCCGTTAATGGAATTTAACTAAAATAACTGTATAAAAATAATTGACATGAGGGCGCGTAGGTGTATGGTTAGGATAACAAACGGAGAAAACACAGTGACAACATTTTGCGAATTACACTTAACGGAAAAAGAAGCGAGTATGACGAAGCAGGCATTAGCCAGCGCCATAACGCAGAACCACATAAACCACCATCTCGATGGTAAGCAATCAGCCGCGCTTGACCGTGTGGAAACGAAATTGAAGAAACTGTTTGAGGCGAAGGAGCGTAAGTGATGGATAAGCAGCAGATAATTGAGGAGATGGTCGGCCATTACAACGAGGCAGAGGGGCCGGTTAGTAACGGCATGTTGCATGCCTTCAATGGGGTTATTCAACCCCATTTTGAAGCACAGCAGCGGGAGATTGAGCGGTTGCGGGAGGCTTTGGAGGAGATAGCAGGTCATGGCGTAAGTCAATCACCAGCTATGAATATGCCCGAAGAGCAATGGGCATGGCGATGCTTTAACAACTTACAATGGATAGCCAAACAAGCCCTCGCGGGTGAGGGGGAGTGTAATGGATAAATGGGATGAGCATAGAGCGCTTCAAGCAGACCCTATCGACACATATAATGAAGAAGGGTTGGAATGCCCTGTGTGCCATGAGGTCACAAGCCCTGATGAGCCGGGCTATTACGATGAAGGTGGTTATGAGTGGCAGTGCCCTTCATGTGGCGCAAGCTTGTATGTTGAAACATATACAACGGTAGGATGGGCGATAGAGGCGAGGAAATCAAAATGATAACGATTGAAAACATAAACGGCCAGCTTATGACGGTTGTTTGGCATAGGAAGGTTGAGCCAACATGGAAAACAGAGTGGTATAAATTACAAGATTGCTATGCTTTGCTTCATGTAAAAAACACTACTTACCACATAGCCACTGCCCTACCACCACTCCCGCGCAATCCTACGCCAGATGATGCGCAGTTGCTTTATCGGTATCTGTCGGAGGGGATTCAATTGATGGGCAAGCCTCTTGTATCTCCAGAAGATTTTTTTAACGATGACTCTGATATAAGTTATAGTCACTGGCCTTTGGTAGAAATTCTTAAAGCCCCTACGCAAATAACCCACGCAACCTACAACGGCCAACGAGTCGAAATAGCTATTACGGGAGGTGATGATGCGAAAGAAGGATAAGTTAGATTACGGTGCAGCCTTGGAAGAGGAGTTATATAGATTCGATGACGAGGATGAATGTGAAGAGGTGGACGAGAAAAGCTACACGGAAGAACTCGAGGGGGTATTAAAATATTTATTAATCGAAATCCCACTTCTTCCATATTTCAGTGATAAAAAACTAAAATCTAAAGTAGAGAGACTTCAGATAGTTGTAAAGCGTGCGCTCGAAGGAGGTGATGATGAAGAGTGAGCTTAAACCATGCCCTTTTTGTGGGGGCGAGGGGGCAATGACTAATCTTGCACCAAGAAAGATGGGAGTACTTTGTAGTAATGTGGATTGCCCTGTTTTTGATGATTCCTATTTTTATTTTAACGAAGAGGAAGCAACCCAAGCATGGAATACCCGCGCCACACCAGACCTCACATCGCCGGAGATGGTGGAGAAGGTGGTAGAGGCGTTAAGTGCTTTATGGGTCGAAGGGGAAGAGGTGACTATGGAGCAATCAGCAAAAGCCGCCCTGCAAGCGGTGAAGGAGGGGGTGTGATGGGTTCTCAAAATAAAACGAAACGTAATGAAATGATAAAGGCTTACAAAAGGCAGAAGGGAAAGTGCTGGATTTGCGGAGATCAAATGCTACTGAACGTTGGTGCGGAAAACCCAAAAAGAGCAACTGCAGATCACGTTGTTCCAAAGTCACTAGGGGGACGGGTTAAGGGAAACATAAAGGCAGCCCATAGAATATGTAATATAAAAAGAGGTAACGGGGAAACACAATGACAGCACAGATACTTGAATTTCCGAAGCGGACAGACAGGGTAGAAGTTGATGCAAGCGCGTTGCCATTGGCGTGTGCGGATTGTCATCATATGAATTTTAAGATTTTATTTTATCTTGAAGGCAGCTACGTGCAATGCCAACGATGCGGATTGGAACAGGAGCTTTGATGGATTATCTTAATCGAGATCAGGCTTTGCGAGTAGCGATTAACTGGTTAAAAGAAGAATTTATTGATGCATCACAAAAGAAAAGGATGTCTAGCATGGTTAATTGCGCTATTCTCCTGCGTGAGCTAGGTGAAGATGTGCCGCACACGATAGGACAAGAACTTTGATGCTTGACAATCCGTGTTAGTATCATCATACTTAGAGCATGACATCTGTAGCAGAACAATTTGAAGAGCTTTGCCATCGAGCAGGGCATGACGTCACAAATGATGAAGTGAATATCATTGTGAAGGATTCTAACACAGGTGCGGTCATTGCCATCCCTAAAATGTATGACTCGCTTTCCGATATGGTTCACAGCGCATCAAAGCATGGTGTTCTTGTTAATCATGTGTGGAATCGTAACGAGGACATGACTGTCGGTCGTACTACGGTTGAGGTTCCGACCTCCAGTGAGTATACCATTGAGCCTACAAGTGAGAAGCAGACGTGGTTTGATGTGATTGATTCTGATGGCAATATTGTTAACGAGAAGCGGCTTCGCAGAGCAGATGCAGAATCGCTTGTAGAGGAATTGCAAAAGTAGCAAAGACTAGCAATAATGCCTAGAGGTTCAAAACCCGGAGAACGAAGAGGTGGTCGAGTTAAAGGCGTACCAAACAAATCAACAGACAGGGCAAGGGAAGCTATTGCTGAATTTGTTGATGCGAACGCTGATAAGTTGGCAGAGTGGCTTACGCGTGTAGCAGAAGAAGACCCCAAAGGTGCTATTGATTCGTTCACAAAGATTGCAGAATATCATATGCCAAAGCTTGCTAGGGTTGATGGTACACAAACGCACCAAAATCCTGACGGCTCAAATATTTTTGACAAAATACAAATTGATTTAGTGAGTGCAGATGACAACGCTGAATCTCAAGATTCCTAAAAAGCTTAAATTTCTTTTCGAGCCTCACCGCTTCAAGGTTGCTTATGGTGGCCGTGGTGGAGGTAAATCTCACACATTTGCGGCAACGCTAGTGGTACTTGGCTATCAAAAGCCACTCAAGATATTCTGTGGTCGTGAGATTCAGAACTCTCTTGAAGAGTCGGTCTATGCGCTTCTTATCGGTAAGATTCAAGAGTTGGGGCTTGAAGAGTTTTATGAAGCGAAGAACGGGAAGATTCACGGCAAGAATGGTACGGTATTTCTCTTTGGTGGATTGCGTCACAACCTCGCAAGTAAGAAATCCCTTGAGGGTGTAGACATCTTCTGGGGAGAAGAGGCGCAAACATTCTCTGAAGCAACGCTTGACATCATGGAGCCTACTATCCGTAAAGAAGGCTCGGAGATGTGGTTCAGCTTCAATCCTAGTCTTGAGGAAGACCCTGTCTACAAGCTATTTGTTATGAATCGTCCTGATGATGCAAAGGTCGTGAAGATTAACTACACAGATAACCCATGGTGCCCCGATGTTATCAAGACGCAAGCCAAGCGCACAGAGATGACACAGCCAGATAAGTTCAAGCACATCTGGCTAGGTGAGTGCAAGCAGGCGGTCGATGGCGCCATATTTGGTGATGAGCTTGAGCTTGTGAAGGCAGAGAATCGCATCACCACAGTGAAGATTGAGAAAGGTATACCTGTAAACACCTACTGGGACTTGGGGCGCTCTGACAACACAGCTATATGGTTCGCTCAATTGGTTGGCATGGAATGGCGAATACTTGATTACTATGAGAATAACGGTAAGCACTTCAGCCACTTTATCGAAGAGTTGGACAATAAAGGCTATCGATATGGCACGCATTATCTGCCTCATGATGCCAGTAATGAGCAGCTCGCAGCCAACAAAACGATAGAACAGCAGCTACGTGACGCACTGTATGATAATCCTGATTTGGGTGACAATGTTGATGTAGTTCCACGTATTAGCAGGAAACACTTGGCAATCGATGCCGCACGTGGTATTTTCTCAAGATGTTTCTTCGATAAAGATAATACAAAAGATGGGTTACAATGCCTACGGTATTATCGGTACGCTATTGATGAGCAAAGTGGTAGGGTGGGGAAAGACCCTAAGCACGACATACATAGTCACGGGGCTGACGCGTTCTTAACGCTGGCGCAAAGTGCAAACAAGGATACTGCTGGCAGTATTACGCTTAGGGAGTTTTACGCGTGAAGAGCGAAGACGAAGTATTAGTAGAGTTTAATGAGCGACAGGCATTGTTTCTTGAGTCCACAAACATCCAGTTGTGGCGAAGTCAAGTTAAAGAAATGTACGCCGCCGAAGCAGGCAGACCTTGGACACAAAGAGATGTTACCAACCGAGAGCTACAGAATAAGCCAGTAAATACCATCAATCGCATGCAACCAATTATCAACGCGATTGCTGGCTATGAGGTGATTAACCGTACAGACATTACTGTCACGCCTCGCAAGGACATCCCGACAGATAATGAAGAGCAAGAATCAGATGTGATGACAGATGCTATTGAGTATCTTCAAGATGAATCTGATTTCTATTTTGAATCTTCACTTGGTAGTAAAGACATGATTACTTGCGGTGTCGGCGCAACGCATACTTACTTTGACTATACGAATCCTGATAAGCCATATGGTGAAGTGATTGTAGACCGTATCTTCCCCGGCTTCTTGATGTACGATAACACATGCTCGAAGCGTAACTTTAAGGGCGCTATGTGGGCTGGTTACGTTGAGATTGTAAACCACAAGTGGCTTACGGATGAGATTAATGCTCTAAAGTCAGATGATGACGGTCACAGCTTTATTGAGAATGATCTCGCCACACGCACAACTCGTGGCGTTAACGACTTCCTCTTCTTTGTTGATAATGTGACGACCGACGATGTTGATATTCTGTACCACTATGAGTGGTGTGAATATGAGCGTGTCCGTACGTTCCGCAATTTTATTATTGAAGCGACAGACCAGCCTCAACTATTAGAAGCAGCTGCAGACTTTGAAGAGGTCACGGGCGTTGATATGGCCGACCCGTACCTCACTATGACCGATAGCCAGTACCGCAAGTTCCGCGCGATGCTGAAAGAATATCACGAGCGTGGCGGCTTTGATTATCGCGAACTGATTGAGCCGGAAACAGGACAACGTAAGAAGTTTTACAAAGCGCGTATTGCACGTGGCATCGTGCTTGATAGCTCAGAGAGTTGGGCAACTGATTTCTCTATCCAGTACAAAACTGGGTACTATGATGAGCTTGACCGAGTATTTTACGGCCTAGGGCGCTCGTTACTTGAGCCATGCCGCTTACTCAATAAAGGTATTTCTGATTATAACAGCTACCTTGAGAGCGTTCCTAAGGGTGGGATGTATGCCGAACGTGATGCGCTTATTGACGCAAAGCAGTTTAAAGAGACGCGCGCTAATGAGCAGAACATTACACTGCTTAATAGCGGTGGCCTTAATAAGATTCGTGAAAAGTCTATTCCGCCTGTTCCGGGCGGTTTGACTGACTTCATTGGCCTGATGAATCAGCTTATCCCTGCCTCTATCGGCCTACCACAGGATTTCTTGGGGCAAGTTGAGTCAGGTAACATGACGAACAGCCTGTTCTCAAAGATTGTGCGCCAAGCTTATATGGTTTTGGTTCAGTTCTTTGAGGCGAACAAAGTGTATATGCGACGAGAAGGTCGCCTCTTTATCGATGCGGTACGTATTCTTTCGGAAAACTGGGATGGGCTGGTGCTTGAGAAAGTCACCAATAAAGGCGAAGAGTTTACGCTTTCTAAGGAGGCGCTCTCTCGTGCTTACACGCTTAAGATTGTTGAGCGACCGCACAGTGAAGATGAGCGAGTAGACCGTTTTGAACGTCTCTTCCAAATGGCGCAAGCGCTACGCACAGGCCCTAATCCTGTCGATATCGCGCCGCTGCTTATTGAGTCATGGCCATATGAGCTTGAGAATAAGCAGCAGATTCAGCAAATCATTCAGCAACAGCAGCAGGCGCAACAGGCCGCTATGCAGCCACCGCCACCTGACCCATTAGCGCAAGCATTACTTGAAGCAGAGACAGCAGAAAAGGTAGCTACTGCCAAACTTAATGAAGCGCGCGCTATGAAGCAGCTAGCTGATATTCAGCAAGGTAAAGTGCAAGAGGCCACAGACATTCAAGAATCTAAGGCTAAGGCCCAACGAGATGAGCGTGAAAGTGTTCAGAAATTTGCTATTGAGAAAGCGAAACTTGAGGCTTCTTTGTTTGAGACTCGACTTCAGGCAGTTCTCAAACAGGAAGAGTTAAGTCTTAAGCGCAAGGAGCTGGACTTAAAGAACGCACAAGCACAAATAGAGGAAGTTCCGGTTGAAGAGCCTACAAATCCTTTGAATAATATCGGTGATGAGTTATCTAAGGTATTACAAGAGCAGCAACGTCTAGCCACTGCGCAGATAGGCGAACTCATTTCTGGTATGAGTGAATCGAATATGATGTTACTCGATAAGGTTCTTTCAGAGAATAAAGAAGCGCAGGATAACTTAGCGGGCGCTATTATCGAAGCAGGTAAGGGTAATCAACCAGCGGACTTAAACCCTATTCTTCAAAAACTTGAGCAGGATAGCCAATTGAGCGGTACAGACCGTCGAAACTTACAAGGTGTACTCGGCCAATTATCCGAACGCATTGAAGGTTTGGCCAAACGTCCGAAGCGTAAAGCACAACTTATCTATGATGAAAACGATGAGCCGATAGGAATCGAAGAAGTCGATGGCGATTAAACATACAACGCAGAGCACCAATACCCCCTCACCGGATGCAGGTGCCAAGGGGCTTATTGCTAAAAACGCTTGGAACGAAGATCACACTATTGAGGACGGAACCATCACCAACGCTATGCTTGAAGGCTCTGTCACAACGAGCCTTGCTTTAGCAGACAGTGCCTTGCAATCAGGTGACAATATATCCGATCTTACTAACGACGCTGGGTATTTAACTTCTGTAACTCCCGGCGGTTCTGATACAGAGCTGCAATTCAATGATGCTGGCTCTCTAGGCGGCACAACAGGCGTAACATACGCTTACGACACAGTCGAAGGCTCCGCGCGCATTGGTATCAACGCACCATCTCCCTCGGCTCAGTTGCACGTTCAAGACCCTGACTCTGGCGCTATTAATTTATTCTATCGTGACTTATTTAGCTCAGATTCAGGCCAGTGGACTTTTACTTCTGGGGGTGATTGGGCAATTACAGGCGGGCGCTTAAAACGCACTGCCGCAACAGTATCTACAGATGTTGCTGAGCTAGACACTGACTTTCTAAAAGCAGAGTTCCTTGCTGATACAGGGCGGGAAATGGCCGTCGGCGATACTATCGTTGTTCGTATGAATGTTTACACTTATACAGCAGGGTTCGTTCGCCTCTACTTGGGTAATGATTTTAGCTCTCAATCTGTTTATGAGGCTGAGGTTGCCGATACTAATAGTTCAAGATACTTCAATTTCCCTATTGATGTTCTCTCCGATGGCTTTCGTATTGAAGCATCAGCTGGATGGATAGGCGATCTCGATACTATTTTCTTTTATGAGCGAACTAACCCAAGTATTGACTCTATTCGAATTGGGGATAATGGGTATGCTCGAATCGCAAGTAATGGTAACGTAACTTTTGGCGACAACTGTAATGTGTGGAACGATGGCGCTAAAAATATTGCTATAGGGACGGATTGTCTTCCTGTGGCTTTAGGGTGCACCGATAATATTGCCATAGGGGAGCAGGCATTATTCGCCAATATGGAGAGTGATGACAATATTGCGATAGGGCCGGACGCTTTAAAGTTTTATAAAGGTGATGGCGGCTCTGATGGCAACAACATCGCTATTGGTAACGCCCTCACTAACATGGTCTTTGGTAGTGATAATCTTGCGGTTGGTGCTTTCGCTGGAAGCGCTTTAGATAAGGGTAATGAAAATCTCTATATTGGATTCAGGGCAGGATTCGGCGGGCTCACAGTAAATAACTGTACTGCTATTGGTTCTGATGCATCCTTAGTAGATGGCGTAGACTATCAGCTTAATATCGGCAGCATTATCTATGGAGATTTAACCCCTACCGATAAAAAGCTCATTATTCGCGGGGGTACAGGCCAAAGCCAAAACTTGCTAGAGATTCAGGATAGTGCAGAAACGGTTCTGGCTTCAGTTGATAATAGTGGGAATATTACGACGACAGGTACTATAGACGGTCGTGACGTTGCGACCGATGGGGTAAAGCTCGACGGTATTGAATCCGGCGCGCAGGTGAATGTTGCGAGTAAGTTTTTAATGCCTAATTCTGGCCGATGGTACTGCTACACAGACAGAAGATGGACAACTGATAGTGATGACTTGTATGGGCCAAGCTACTATCAATTCGTTGAAAATAGCGGAACGGGAGAAACTCCTATTATCGAATGGGAGCACCTAGGGATGTTTGTTCCAGCAGGTACGAAAGTAACAGCCTTAAATATGATTGGCAGGGCTAACAACACTCAAGTCACTGATATGGAGATGTACGTCATATATCGGGAGCCTACGACCTCAGGTGGCTGGGAATCAGGCCTTGATGCCGACGGTGAGTTTACATCGACAGTTCTTCATAATGATTTGTTCTTTACGCCTACAGGGGGAGGAACAGTGTTTACTGGCGCTATGAATGATATTCACAAACGTACTATAGCGCTCGACCACACAGTCGGTAATGACGGAGGGTATCTCTCTATTTATATGCGCCCGGTTGGTACACTGACCAGTACTCGCTATTTCTATTCAACTTACACATGGGAATGTGAATATGTCTGATAAAAAATTAGTTATTACTCTTCAAGGTGACGATGCCTATCTGACCGCAGGCCTTGACGGCATGGCGTATAATAACGGGTATAAGGATAAGGTCTTAGATGAGAACAAGAACGAAATAGATAATCCTGAATCAAAGCTAACATTTTGCACGCGTATTATTAGCAACTTCATGCGGAACAACGTAATTGCATGGAACACGAAGCAGGCGCAAATAATGGCGGCACAAGCAGCTAAGGTGGGTGCCACTGGCGCTCTTGATGCCATTGCCATTAGCAGTGAGATGAAAGATGCCTAAGCGCTATTGCACAGTTCCAGCTATATTCGGTTTTCGCGATTGGTTTGAAGGCCGATTTGGTGATTTGTGTGAGCAGCATGACGAGCTGTATGTATGGCGCAAAGGAACGCAACATCAAGCGGATTGTGGCTTGGCCTCTGGTATTATGCAACGAGGCTGCCCTTGGTTGGCTGTAATAGTGTACATCTTTTGCCGCATGTTCGGCTGGCTCTACTGGTATGACTGGATTAAGTAAATGGCTATTTTTGATGGTGCAATATTTGATGCGTCTATATTTGATGTTGAGCCGACGCCAAGCGGTACGATTGGCCGTATCACTACAGGGCCATTACGAGACCAAAACACCATATGGATTGATGAGTGGGCAAAGCGCATTCACGCCATCAACGATGAACAAGAGCGCACGAAGCTTATTAAGAAGCTGAGGCGTAAAAAAGCATTAATACTTTTATCAGATTTTTTCTTTAACGACTAACCAACTTAGGAGACCGCAGCCATGGAAATGAATTTAGCAGATAGTGATTATCAGCAAAAACTGATGGAGCCGGGCGGCATTGCCGAACTTGCTAGCCAGATGGAGACAGAGGCCGATAACATCGAAGAGCCTACTGAACTAGAACAGGAGATCGAAGCCGATGCAGAAGATGCCGTTGATTCTATTGTTGATGAGGAAGAAACGGAAGAAGAACTTGAGGCAGACGACGCTGAAGAAACCGAAGAAGAGCAAGAGGAAATAGACCCCGAAAAGGAAAAGTCTATGAAGCATCTTCGCCAGCAGGTGAAGTATGAGCAAGAGCAGCGCCAGCGTGTCGAATCAGAGTTAATGCAGATTCACCAGTTTCTTGAGCAAGCAGCGCAACAGCAACAAAGTGACTCTACAGAGGATGAAGACTACGAACCTTTAGACCCTAAGCAGGCGAAAGAGGTAGAAGACCTTAAGAAACAGCAACAACAATTTCAAACGCAAGTTGCTTTCCAGAACGCCTTACAATCAGCGGAAGCGGAAGCGGCATCTAAATACACCGATTTCGGCGATGCGTACCTGCACCTTACAAAGCAGAAGGCTAATGAGCTCGCCGCATTGCATGGTATTCCAGCCGAACAAGCGCAGGCCCATGCGTTCAAGTTCATACAGGCCACGGCGTTCAACGCGTTCCAGCGTGGTGCAAACATCGGCGATACTATCTACAACCTCGCCAAGTCGACAGGTTTTAGTGGTGCCAAGGCTGTAAAGTATAAGGGGAAAGGAATGAACCCTAAAGCTATTGCGAAGAATAAAACCATTACTGAAAAGAAGGTAGTGAAGTCAGGTGCAGTAGATGACTTGAGCAACGCTAGCACGCTCGACCTACTTAAGAAAATGCAGGAGCCCGGTCAACAAGTCCCTATGGCCGAGTTCAAAAAATTACTTGCTAAAGTTCAGAAGTAATTTATTATTACAACATCCTTTAGTTTCGGATGTTATGGATTAGGTAGGCTGTTTTGGATAAGAGCTTTACAGCCCTCTCGAAAGATTAACCCCTTTGCACTTGCAGAGGGGTTTCTTTTCCTGTAATGTGTTAACTAAGTTACGAGTTGCGGGTTGCTTTCGATATAAGCTTACGGGTGGTCTCTCGATATGAACCAATTGCTTGCTGGTGTTAGCCCACTCTCTAAAAGGCGTTACGGTTAATCTTCGACATAGATTGCATTCACATTCTCATCGTAGCGGGTTTTATAATTTTAAATTTAACCTTGAGAGGTACATTATGGGCGATATCGTTCGCACTCCCGGTACCAGCAGCAATTATACAGCAAAGCTCTGGTCCGAAAAACTCTACATGGACACCATTATGGGTGTTCCATTAATCGCAGACGCCATTTCTGATGGTATTCTGGCACGTAAAGATGACTTAGTTCGTAGCGCGGGCGACCGTGTACGTATGACATTCTCTAAGCGTTTAACTGGTACTGGTATTATCGGTGATGCTCCAAAGCGTCCAAATACTAAGCAAGTTGAATATGCTTATGATGATGTTGTTCTCGACAAGCTTTCATCTGACCCAGTTGACGCTAAAGTTGAGGGAACTATCTCACAACAGCGTACTGCTTTTGACCTACAAGAAACGCTTTACCCGTCAGTCTCTGACTGGTTCGCACAGCGTATGATTGTCGGTATGTTCAACCAGCTTGGTGGTAACACTGCAACTAGCCTGGCTTTCGATGGTACTACTTACACAGGTAGCTCACTCGTAGCAATCACAGGTTTGAATGCAGCGTCTGCCCCAACAACACACCGTGTATTCTATGCAGGTACTGGTAATACATCTGATGCAGATGTTGCGGCGGATTCTACTGCGACACTTACACTTCAAGCTGTTGATGATCTGGAAACAGAAGCATTCACACAGCGTTCAGGTGTGAACAACTTTAAGCCACTTATCGGCCAAGGTTATAAGTTCAAATTTTATGTTCCTATGACAGGCTTCAAGCAGCTTAAGCAGCAAGCTCAAGCAAACGGCAACATCACGTTCCCACAAATCATCCTCAATAAAGAGGCTGGTGGCAGTGATGCAGCTGCGATGATTGGCGATTACTTCGATTATAGCTACACTCGTATTGTTGCTGTTCCAGATCATTACATCCCAGCGGGTGTGACTGCTTCTGCGACGCAAGCTAATACAAAGCGCGCTCTCTTTGTAGGTGCTGAAGCAGGTTGCTTGGTATTCGGTAAAGGTTATGACGCTTCTGGTGAGACTGTGCCAGGCTTCAAAATTATCTCTGATGACGATAAGATTGAAGAAACTGTACAGACTGTTGCGACAGGTATCTTTGGTATCAAGAAAACAGTTGTTGATAGCTATGACCAGTCAGCAATGGTTTACACTCATTACGTAGCATAATAGGAGGCTAAAATGGCAACAGGTACTAATTTAGTAAGTGCAAAATTCAAAGAAGGTGACGTTCAGACTTTCGTTGGAAAGTTCACGGCAGCATCTTCTGTGGCAGGTGGTACTGCTATTGAATTTGATGAAGCACTACCAAACGTTAATGGTGTAACCATCATTGACGGTTCGGTTAACTTTACAGGCACAGTAGCAGGTAACGGTATTCTTGGTACGTCTAGCGACGACAACGGAATTATCGAATCTGCTGCGGTTACAGTTCCCGGCGGTATGGCCACGGGTAATGGTGATCTGGTTGGAACGGTAACAACTGATACACAAGTTGTTTTCGAGACATCTGGCACCATTAATTCAGGCGCTGAAGTCTTTGTAACGGTAACATATGGCTGTGGAGACCTTACACAGTAAAGCGCTAGGTAGGAGCGGATAGAATGTCTAACCTTGTCACAATGAGAAGTCGAATCAAGAATGCTTTAGCTATTCAGGATACGATTTATGACGATGCAATAGATGATTCTATCCGCTCTGCCTTATCGCAGTATCGGAACCAACCTTTCTGGTTCCTACAAAAGATAGGTACAGTGACGCTCCTTACTGATAGCGACAACGTAGCCTTACCTTCCGACTTTGCCTCCCCTATGCAGGCGCGCATTCTGGTTAATGATATTTACAGAGGCGAAACAGCAGGGTTCATAAAACAAGAATTCAAATACTTACAAGAGAAGTATAAAGCGCAGACAACCTCAGGTGTTCCGCAATATTACGCATATTACGGGAAAAACATCTATACAGACGCATCTGCTAACGCTGACTACACTATCCAGTTAGTATATTATCAAAAAGACGCGACGCTTCCACAGGGCGATAGCGATACGAGCGTATGGTTTGATGACGGCTATGACGCTATCCGCACACTCGCCATGGCTATCTTTAAAGATGAGGCGCTAGAGTATCAATCTGCAGATCGCGATTGGTTGCGCGCAAAAACGTATCTCGATTTATTAACACAACAGAATACACAGTTCGCCATTGGGGGTGATTTCTAATGCCAACTAACACGACAAACTTTAGCTTTCAGAAGCCGCTTGTTAACGACCCAGCCGATGCCGATGCATGGGGCGGTTATCTCAATTCTAACTGGGATAGTGCAGATGGAATTCTAGCTGTACGTACAGCTAATTATGATTTCGGTGGTTACGATTTAATTGACGCCGAGATGATTGACACAAGTGAGACGGCCTACTCGGTAGGTAACGTCTCTGGCGCAGTCACAATTGACTATGAGGATGGCCATTCGCAATATGCGACCGTTACAGGTGATATTACAAGCCTCACGGTAAGCAATCTTCCACTAAGCGGTAAAGGCGCTTGGTTGACCTTAGAGCTTATTCAAGATGGCACTGGCGGGCACACTATTACGCTTTCAAGCGCTTATAAAACTTCCGGTGGCGCGGGAATCACACTCTCAACAGCGGCCAGTGCGCGGGACAAGCTTCGTCTGGAAACACGAGACGCAGGTACCACGATTGACGCATTCATCAATTTGGATATGCAGTAGATGAGCTACGGCGGAACACGTTTAGGGATTATTGGTGGCGCAGGGGCTTTAGTCTCCAAGCTCTTCTCGTTCGTGGGCTACACGGGTAACGGTGGGACACTGAAGGTGGAGACGTCTCAGGATATATCTGGAAGCGGCGGTGTGGTATGGGTTAAGCGTACCGACGCTGGCACTAACCATCATTTAGTTGATACTGTACGGGGTGAGGATGTGTTTTTCACGCCGAACACAACCGCTGCAGAGGGCGGCGATACAGGCGCCATAACGTTTGAGAGTGACGGCTATACATGGAACAGCGGCAATGGTCTTTATAATCGGAGCGGGAATATCTACTCGTCGTTTTCATGGTTAATTAATGAAGGTTTTGTTGATGTTGTTGAGTATACAGGGAATGGCGCGAATAGAACAATTGCCCATAGCCTAAACGCCGTGCCTACCATGATGTTTGTTAGACGAGTTAACTTGGCGACAAGTTGGAGTGTCTATCATGATAATTTGACGAGCGCAGCGTACAGGATTCTACTTGACGGTAATGGGGGTGAGAACTTACGTACCACTTCATGGAACAGCACAGACCCTACAGATTCAGTATTTTCTATCGGTACGGATGGCGGCGTCAACTCCAGTGGTGCTCCTTACATTGCCTATCTCTTTGCACCTAAATCTGGCGAAGCGGATTCTGGTTCGTATAGTGGCACTACGACTATTAATACTGGCCTAGATAGCATCTCCTTGTTCATGGTTAAGCGCAAGGACTCTATCGGCGACTGGTACATGTTCTATGAGCGCAGCGGAACTTGGTATCACCTTAAGGCGAACACCGCTGACACAGAGGCGACCGGACTAATTAGCGTTAGCGGTGGCGATGTCACGCTATCTGGCGCGGCCTCATCTGGTAACGGGATTTATTATGCTTGGGAAGGTGCTTGATGCCAAATTCACCTATAACATATCGACCGGGTACAGATAAGAACCCGCAGGAGACAGAGACTAGTTCCTTAGCGTTTACTGATACTAATGGTATTCATTTTCCTGATGGTCGCTTACGGACTGTTGACCCTTGGAGCGATGTGACACCTGCTGAAACAGATGTTTTAGGCGGTGCGCGTACTATCTTTGGGCATATCGATAATTCATCGGTGTATTATCTGTTTGGCACAAGTTCGCGCCTATATGTTATTAAAGACGACTCATGGTATAATATTACCCCTTTGCAGACCACGGCAACGGCCATTGCTAATAGTCTAGATACTGTAAGCGGTAGCCCTATAGTTACCGTTAACCGTACAGCGCACGGATTAAGTGATGGCGCCCGAGTGGGCATATCGGGCGCCACAGGTGTTGGTGGGATACATATAAGCGAAATAAATAAAGAACATATTATTGATGTGGTTGATGTGGATTCGTTCACGTTTACCGCTGGCGCGGATGCCCTTAGCACTGTTTCAGGTGGCGGTGGTGCGTCAACTGTAATGAAAGACCCTATCTCGGCAGGAAACCTAGATCAATCTGTCGGTTCGGGTTATGGTATGGGGCGTTTTGGCGTCGGTCTATACGGTGTCGCAAAAACAGCGACAGGGAACATATTACAGTATCCGCGCATATGGTCGTTCGATAGTTTCGGCAGTAGCATGATTGTGTGCCCGGGCGACTATACGGCTGGTGATGGGCAAAAGATTTATATTTGGGATGGAGATACAAGTGTCGCGCCAACGGTTCTTACAAACGCGCCAACAGATTGCAGTTACACTTTCGTTTACAACAATGCGGTTGTTGCTTTATGTGGAAACCGGGTTGATATATCTAAGGTCGGTGACGCTACTGTTTGGACACCATCAAGCAGCAATAATGCGTTTTCTGTTGATATAGAGCGAACGCAGCGTATCACGGGCGGGACTAAGGTTGGTAATGCCGCCATTATCTTCACCGAACACGAGGCGCTCTATATACGTTGGGTTAATGAGCCTGAATATTACATCGTCGATGACTTGTTCCAAAGTGATGGTCTTATTGGCCCGAACGCTTTTTCCGTTATGGAGCAAGATTGCTTCTGGATGGGTAAGCGCGGCTGGTATAACTTTAACGGCTCAACGGTACGGCGCATCGCCAACCCGCAGAATGAAGACTGGATTTTAGATAATATCAATAACGGCCAGCAATGGAAAACCTTTGCTGTGACAGATACGAAATACAATCAAGTATGGTTTTACTTTCCGACGGGCGACAGCTCCGAACCAAGTGATTATACAATCTTGAATCTCACGCAAGGCCATTGGACGTTAGGGCTTCAAGCTAGAACGGCTATGTGTCGAAATAACTTTGTTGGCGCAAAGTTCTATGGTATATATGGTGACAGCACTTCACAGCCAGCAAGTGTGTATAGGCATTTCTTAAAAGAGAATGATTCTCTTACGATTGCCCCATATGCGGAAACGAGCTTTGGAATGATTGGCGAAGGCGACCAACAGTTTAGAATAAACCGTGTTATGCTGGATACCGTACAGCAGGGTGACTTGACTGTAAAAATGATTACCAAGCGATACCCGCAAAGCACTTCTGAAAGTCAAGCAACTTACACAGCGACAACTACAACCGAGTATCTGAATACTCGTGTTGGTGGGCGTGTTCGTAAATATCGCTTCGAGCAAAATAGTGACGGTGCCGAGTTTACCCTTGGTGACTGGAAAGAACAGATAACAGGGCAGGGAATGCGATGAAAGCTTATCCTTCATATGTAAACGCAAGTAATGTTGTTGATGTCGTTAATGATATCATTCGACTACGCCAAGAAGATATTGATGAAATCGGCAATATCGACGCTGGCAAGAAAAAGGGGCGTATCCGTACAGAAACACGCGGAAGCGTTCCGAGTAGTGCCACAGATGTGGCCGCGGGAGACTTTGAAGGTGATGTGGTTTTAGACGCATCATATATTTATACATTAGTAAACGTGCCGAGCACTGGATTGCGCTGGCATCGTGATACATTAAGCGTAGGGTGGTAGAATGAGTTGGTTAAGTGATTTAGCTGGTGGTGTTGGTGATTTTCTTTTTGGTGAGGAAATGGTTGGGCCTATCCAATCTGGGGTTTCTCGTCCTAGCGTTGGTGGTTTTCTTGATGGTGTCAATGCTTCTGATCTTTTAACAGGTGTTGGGGCAGTTACAGGTGCTTTATCGCAGCCTGATGTCGATGTTCGCCCTACAGGTGGGTTAGGCGCACAAGACCAGCGCATACAGGACTTCTACCTTGAGAATTACTTACCACGTGCAATTGAGCAATTAGATGCCCCGTTTATCGGACGCCCTACGCGCCGCGCAGCTATTGCAGGTGTAGACCCTGAATTTGACCCTATCTTCGGAAGCTATGGCTTGAGTGACTTACAAAGTTACATGGACCAAGTAGGCGCAGCTTCACAAGCACCTGCGGCGGTCACACCTACGTCACCGCAGTTGCCAACTAACACTCCTGTCCCTATTGACACAGGGCAGACCGCTCTAGAAGCAATCGGAGCGCCGGGCTTTAACGAAGAAACGAATACCTACATGACACCGTTCGGGCAAATGATTCAAGGTGATGCGGGGCGCAAGGCCGCTAGCGATAGGGCGCTCGTAGAACAGGCCATCGCTCTTGGTTCGCAAGGTACGAATCGCGAACAAGGTATGCAAAAAGTCGCCACCATAATGGATGCAATAGGCTCCCGTGGCGATGAGTTTACTAACCCTTATTTGGGGCAAGAGTATAGCCGAGATGCTTTAGCAGAATTACTAGAGTCAAGTGACTTGTACGGTGCGCAGCAGATGGGTAATGTAGGAGTTTACGACCCTACCCCTGGCTTCCTCGGTCAAATATCACCAATATTAAAAACACTCGGCACAGGTGCGGTACTTGGGCCAATAGCAGGCTCGATAACTGGTGCGGCGGGTCTTAGCGGCTTGGCAGGTAATATCGCACAAAAAGGATTAACGCAGTTAGGGCGAGGTTTGTTTGATGGCTAATTTATTTTCACAGTCGCAAGTTGAGGGTATTCTCGCCCCATTAGGCTTCTCTGGCTCCGCAACTGGCGGTGCGGCACAGGCGTTTATCAATTCAAACCCTGCGGCACAAGCGGCCTACAACCAAGCAGTTCAGCAGCAGGTTGGTGGCAATATGACCGTAGCGCAACCACAACAAGCCCCCGTGGCCACGCCGATGACGGGTGCTATGCCAGTGGGCGTTGAGCCGTTTAATCAGTATCAGCGAGGCGCTCTCTCAGCCCTTGGAACATACCAAGCGCCGCAGTTTACGCAACAAGCAGGCGAGTTCCTGCAAAACACGATGAATCAGGCACAATTAGGGCCACTAACCGATGAGCAATTTCAAGCTGGTGTTTCGCGTTATACAAACCCATATCAGCAGCAAGTAACTGACGCCGCTATTCAGGATATTAGCGACCAAGCCGCGCAGCTTCGTAACCGTATTGAGAGCCGTAACCCCGGCGCTCGTAGCTTTGGTAGTAGTTCGCAAGGTGTTCAACTGGCTTCACTCGCAGGCGACACTATGGATGCTATTGGCCGAACGAGCGCTACATCAGGCGCACAAGGGTTTAACAGCGCCGTGCAACAGATGATGAATGAGCGCCAACAGCAGCTTTCTGGTTTAGGTACTGCGGGCAATCTCGCATCACAGCTCGGTGGCCTTGGTACTGGTGTTATGAACCAGCAGCTAGGGGCGTTAGACGCTAATCTTGGTGCGGGTACAACAATTCAGAACTTTAACCAAGGTCTATCTAACTTGGCTATGCAAAATTACATGGGTGCACAAAATTATCCGCTGACTAACTTACAAAATGTTGGTACACTCATGGGAGTAATACCACAGACAAGCGTAGGTTACACACAGCAGCCTAGCTTCGGGCAGCAGCTCGGTGGCGGGTTGATGTCATTGGGTGGTTTATATGGCGGGAGGCCAGTTGTACAATGAGCAGTATCTTAAGTAATCCTCAATTCCTAGCTGGCCTTAATATGATGCAAGGTCAGTCCGTTGGCGACGCTCTGTCAAGCGGAATACAGACAGCAGAGCTTCAGCGCAGTGCGGCGCAGCGCCAACAGGTACAGCAAGCGCTACCGCAACTTATCCAGCAGGTAGACCCTAACAATCCAACAGGCTCGCTTGGTAAACTTATCCAAGGTGGCATACCCACTGATATGGCTACTCAAATTATCGGCATAGCGCAGAAGCAGGCGCAGCAGGAAAGCTTGAATAGACAGCGTGAAGCTATTTTCGGCACAGGCACGCAGGCACAAATGCCCGCAGATGAAATTTTTGAGCAAGGTGTTAATGGTACTTCGCCTGTAAAATCGGGTATAGCTGCAATGTCTGATGAGCAACTAATTAATGCCGCCACGATACCAGAGCTATCGAAAGCTGTTGAGATGGAGTTCAAAAGGCGTGAGCGCGAATTAGAGCGCCAAGAGGTCGAAGGAAAAGAACAACAAGCAAAATCAAGCAAGGCGTCTTCATCAGTTAATGTTTTAGGTGCGATTGGTGATGCCGAGAAAACTGCAAAAGATGTGACAGCAACCGGAGCGTTGGGGCAGATCTTTGGTTTGGCGGGTGGAACTTCTGCAACTGACTTGGCAGGCTCGTTGGAAACTATCGAATCTGCTATTGGTTTTGACCGATTAGGCAGAATGCGAGAAGAGTCTAAAACAGGCGGTGCGTTAGGCAATGTTAGTGAACGAGAAATATCATTATTAAAAGCGTCTCTTGCTAGCTTGCGTCAAGATCAAAGTCAAAGTCAATTTTTGAAAAATCTACAAAGGGTTAAGAATCAATATAAAAGCTCTTATGAAAATCTTAAGAACGCATGGATTGCTGACAATGGTTCGCTTAAGGGGTTTCCGCTAGAAGAAATATCTGAAACCAATGGTGCCGCTACACAAAACACAAATATACAGAACATGTCATTGCAGGAACTTGAGGCTTTACGCGCAGAAATGTTGAGAGGTAAATAATGGTTACTTTATCTGAAGTTGATGCCAGAATAGCCGAACTAAAGGCCCAGCAACCTAGCAATAACAGCTTATCTGACTTTGAGCAGCTTCAAGAGCGCGGTTTTATTGAGGGGTTAGCCCCTGCCTTTAGGAACCAAAATCAAACTGGATTTGGTGAAGATATCCGCCGCGCATCATCTCGATTAGGGTTGGGAATTATTGATATAGCTTCTGATTATGCACCTGAAACAACAGCAGGTGTATTTGGTGCTTTAACAGGTGGTAACATAACCCCAGCTTCATTAGAGGAAGCTAGAAATAGAGCAATATCCCAAAATAGAGAATATTTTGAAGGAAGGCTTTTTCTTGAGTCTTTACCGGGCAGAATACTAGGAGACCCTACAACTATAGCTAAAGCGACTCCCGGGTTAGGTGGGGCATTCGGGGGATTCACAGAGCCTACGTTAGAAGGTGAAAGTAGGGCGGTTAATACGGCTATTGGAGGTGCGCTAGGGAAAGCACTCGGTGTGGCGGTTAAGGGTGGCGGAAGCTTTATATCCGAGCAGACAGCTAGAATACTTCCTAAAAAAGGTACCTTACCTACACAAACAGCACAAACAATCAAAGAGGCTGCAAACGAATCCTACAAACAAGCCGAAAAATTGGGAGGTATCATATCCCCTAAAAAGTTCGATTCTTTTCTTGACGATTTATCTTTTGTTAAAAAGTCAACACCTATGGGTAAGGCACTTGCAGGGGAAAACGTAGGAGAGAAGCTAGCCGATGTATTAGAAGTGTTTAGAGGAAGGCCACTAACGCTTCAAGCAGCCCAAGAAGTTGATGAAGCCTTAACAAATAGGGCCTCTGCATTTTTTATTAACGATAAGGCGCAATTCCGCCAAGTTAAAGAAGTTCAAAATACTTTTCGTAAAATGATTCAGAATGCAACTGATGATGATGTTATTGGCGGAAAAGCTGGTTTTGATGCACTTCAAAAAGGTAGGAAGCTTTGGTCGCAGGGCGCTAAGATGCGCGACATCGAGAAAATACGTGAGATATCAGAACTTACTGATAACCCTAGAACGGCGATTAAAACGCAAATGCGCCAACTTCTTAAGGATGATAAGAGAATAGGTGCCTACACAAAAGAAGAGCGTAGGGCTATTGCTAAGGCCGCAAACACAGGAATTATTGAGGATACTTTTCGTACATTCGGAAGCCGCCTCATGGGTATTATTGGAGGTGCAACTGGTGGCCCTGCGGCAGGCGCAGCGGCACAAGCAGGTTCAGCTGTTAGCCGAGGCGCAGCAGAGCAAATTAAGCGAGGTCAGTTAAATCGAGTATCGCGAGAGATATCAGACGAGGCTATTAGTGCAATGGGTGGGCGTGCGCCGATTCGCAATATAGCCCCAGAGGCAGTTAGGGATATTGGTTCTCAAGCGGTAGATGCATTGTCTCCACAGTTGGGTAGGGAAGGTGCAGTTAGGGGCGTCGAGCCGACCGAATCTATGTCACCATCGCTACAACAAATTGAACAAAGAATACAACAATTAAAGTCTCAAAAACAAACACAAAACCGCGTAGACGCTGGAACAGCTGACCCTTACTATGATAGGCTTGCATTTGTAGAAAGTTCTAACAACCCTACGGCGCAGGCGAAAACAAGCAGTGCTTACGGTAGGTATCAGATTACAGATGGTACGGCGAAGAATCTTATTCGCAAATATGGCGATAAGATAGGCGTTGACTCGAAGAACTGGAAGCAGCCAGAGAATCAAGAAAAGCTGGCTCGCGCGCTAACGCAAGAGAACCGCGCAGGACTATCCCATTTCTTACGCCGCCAACCGACAGCGGGTGAGATGTATATCGCGCACTTTGCAGGAATTAATGGCGCAAAGAAGCTGCTTAGCAAGAAGAATCTTAACTCCAAGGCCGCCACGGTTATGGGGCGCGATGTTGCTATGGCGAATAAGCCAATCTTTTTTGACCTTGATAAGAAAGGAAATATCAAGCGCTCTCGTTCCGTTCGTGAAGTTCGAGACATCCTAAAAGCAAAAATGGAAAGCTAGCCATGCAACCAGTTTACCACTACGGACAACCGAGCTACCTGCCTGAAATATTCGAGCCAAGCTCATTTTCTTACGGCTGGGGCGCTATCTTATGGAATGCCGACCCATTGCTTACCAATAGCACATACATTGGCCTGACAACGTATAATAACCCCTATCTGGACAATGATGATGACCATTTAACAGTGCAATATCAAATGTGGTATGGTGAACAGGCTGGACACAACCCGTGGGCATGGAGCTATTACGGCATTAACACAGCGGCTTTCTTCGCGACAACTGCCAGCGTTACGAACCATGGCGGTGATGCGGTGGCATATGCGACTATAGGATTGCGGCTTATCGACACGTTGAGTGACGTGAATGTGTGGTTTCAGACAAGCTTGTTTGATGAACGTGGTGACTTGGCAGAAGAGTTCTATACAGATCAGTACACGGGCTTTGTAAGCTACAGCAGCCAGCTTGATAATAGCAGTTATTTAACGGTGCATCAGGATAGCCACACGACAAAGCATGACACGTTCGATGATGACTTCTTTCGCTTTTCCATATCGAGACAACAGCTTCATGACTTTGCAGATGATTTAAATGCGTATGTGGGTTATAGTATGGTAACGACAGAGCCGGGCTGGTGGGTGCTAGAGTCATTTATGGTAACGCCAGAATTAGGCGATACTGTAGTGAGTGACGGCTGGCTTGAGTTTGAGGCGGTTAACAGTTTCCACGGTTCAGAGGCAGTATGACAGTAGATCAGGTCAATAGCTTCTATGTCGTTACCATAGCCATATCACTCGCCGCTATTGTTAGCGGTTTGTATGTGCTATGGCTAGGTACGTATAAGAAAAAGCATTACTACGCCGCGCACGGATGGGCCTACCTTGCGCTTATATGTAGTATTGCGGTTAATGTGTTTTTCTCTTATAATATAATCTTATGGTTGAGTGACCAGTACACGGAAATCAGGAATATTGAGTTTCATATACGCTGGTTGATTTACCACAGTTTCGAAAAAACAGTCGTTCTTCTCTTCCATCATGACTTGTTTAGAAAAGTAAGGACTTGGCGTAATGCAAATTGACCACGACAACCTAAAGCAGATAGCCGAGTCGATAGATGATGTGCGATTCACTATTAATGTAATGTTGATTTCACTTTTTGGCGGTATTGTGCGAACTATTGTTTCTGAAAATAAGCGTAACTTTACGGCGTTCATGCTAAGCTTGATTGTTGCAGGTTTTGTTGGTTATATATCTGCGGAGGCGCTAAAGAGTTTTGAGCTTAATCCCGCTATGATCGGGGCTGTTGTAGGTGTTGTATCCTTCTCTGCCACAGACATACTACGCGGAATTATGAAGATAACAGCAGATTTTAGCGACAACCCGACTAAATGCATAAAAGAAATTTTAGCTTTGTGGAAAAATAAATAATGACTTTTATTCGAGAATTTGTGGCGCTAGTGGCCACTGCGATATTCACATTGAGTGTTATGGCGAGCACAGCAAAAAGTATGGATTTGGACTATTTGTCTATGAGCTTGCATCAACTCACTATGGTAAGGTTTTAATATGACACTGTCCAAAGTATATGAGCAGCAGTATCTAGCAGCATGCCGCCAAGGTAAGCGCTACAAAGATTGCAATTACTTGTTCGTCAAATGGCAAAGGCAGCTAAAGCACGAGAATAAGTTTCACACATTAGGCAAACAAGTAGTGGACGCAATGACATGAAGTTGAGCGATAACTTTACTCGTGAAGAGTTTGAGAAGTCTATGACCGCTACGCGCTACGGTATAGATAACCGTATGAGTCATACAGAAATAAAAGCAGCTATCGCATTATGCGAAAACGTATTACAGCCTGCCCGTGAAGCGCTAGGTAAACCCATTAAGATAACCAGTGGCTATCGTTCGCCTGATTTAAATAAAACTATCGGCGGTTCGCGCACTTCGCAGCATATGAAAGGTGAAGCGGCGGATATCGAGCTTGTTGGCGGCAGTAACTGGGATTTGCTTAAATACATCCACGACAATTGTTCGTATGACCAACTTATCGCAGAATATATGATTCAAGGCGACGATAAAGCTGGATGGGTGCATGTGTCATATAATCATGACCGTAACCGCCTACAGCCGCTACGCTTTAATGGTGGGCAGTATATTCAAGGGATTAAGTTTTAACCAAGGAGGCTTAACATGCCAAAACGATTTAAAAACTTTATTATGTGGTGCGATGAGAATCGCGGCAAAACGATTATGCTGTTTATCGGTGTTGTGTGGTTGATTGGTTTGGGAGCAGCGCTCGTATCATGATTCCAGCTATTATAGGGGCCGTAGTGCCATTACTCGATAAGCTTATTCCTGACAAGGAAGCTCGAGAAAAAGCCAAGCTTGAGCTACTCCGCCAGCAGCAGGCTGGTGAGCTCAACGCGGTAGAGAAACAGTTAAGCGCCATTGTCGCAGAGGCTAATAGTAAAGACCCGTGGACAAGTCGCGCGCGGCCTAGCTTCATGTACGTTATCTATTTCTTGCTCGTGATGTCGGTTCCTATGGGAATTGTCACAGCTTACTCACCGGAAGTGGCGCAGGATGTGACGAAAGGCTTCAAGGACTGGCTTCACGCTATACCAGAACAGCTCGTGTGGTTGTTCGGCGCTGGTTATTTAGGCTACAGCGGTGCGCGCACCCTTGATAAAATGAAGAAGTAAAAAAGAACCCAGCGCAAGGCTGGGTCAAGGTGAGAAGCTTGGAGGTCGTCTTAATAGCTTCAAAAATATCTTATACTAATCTCTATAGGTTGTCACTTCTGTTGTGTAATTAGGTCTTCGCCCTGTCATATCGACAAACTGCTGCATACTGCGAAACATGCGTATCTTAGCGTTTTCTTTGTATTCTGCCTGCTTCTTATTTTGTGAAGATATCTTTTTTCTTACACAGCTTTCGGGGTCACTAACACCTAACTCTAATATCTTAGAGTGCTTCGTCTTACAGGCAGCCAAAGACCTCTTCAGCCGGCGAGCTAACGCCTCTCTATCGGCCTTGTCGCCTGCACGATATACAAGTAGAAGCTCGTTTTGCTCTTCTGTTGCCCATCTGTTTGTCATATTCTACCGCCTTTTCCTACTTTGTTTTTAGTGTGTGTTGTGTCCCATTCGTTATTATACCACCACTCATTTACCTTCACTGGCTTACACGCTGATAACGCAACACTGGCCATGACAATGTATATGAATGGGAGGGGTATCATCGGCGCTTAATCACATAGGGGTTTGTATACGTCCCTGCATCGAATAAGCCGTCATTAGGTGTGGCGTCAAACATACGTGGCTGGATAGTGCCTAGCGTGTTTCCACTACGGTCTTTGATAACGTAAGGGTTCGTGTAGGTTCCTACATCTGCAATACCGTCACCGGGCGTTGCGTCAAACATACGAGGCTGAATAACAATGTCGTCACTATTACCATACCTGTAATCATATAGCTGCGCATGTGCTGGTATTGCCAATAATGTGAATAATATTACTAGTTTCTTAAGCATTGGTTTTCCTCCTTTACAAATACCCCGTTAATCATTTCGCCTTTACGGTCTGCAATTTCATTATATGCCATTTGTAAGCAATTATCAAAATCGAGGCCGTTGAGCTTTGCCAGAATAATAAGCGTTACACCTACATCGCCAATAGAATCAATAAGAAGCTCTCTATTGCGCTCAATCAATGCGCGGCCAAGCTCGCCTACTTCTTCAACGTGCTTTTCATACTGGCTTGCGCTTGTGGCTTTATCAAGTATACCTTTATCGCTTGCCCATTTTAATATCTTCTCTTTTGTGTTCATGTCTTTTCTCCTATCCAGTTAAATAATCGTCTTACCATATACCCACGGGTTACGCTCACCACGGTAAATATGCCGCCTATCATGAGGTTCTGACTCAGTGGCACATACAGCCCGAACCAAGGGAATACGATGCACTGAGTCGTCACAGCCACGCCATAGCCGATAGCTGTTGACGTGACTGCCTCAAAGAGTGAGTGTTTACGCGATTGCATCTAACAGGCTCGCTTTCGTTGCTGGTTTGGCCTCATATTTCCCCACCTTACGCGCATTCTCTTCCATCCTTACCACGCCCTGCAATATCGCTTGCCGTGTCAGTAGCGTGTATTTTATGCGTAGGATTGATAGGTTAGTCATTGGCCCTCTCTCCATTCGTAGCAGACAGGCTGAACTTTAATCTCTCTGGGGCAAAAATATTCACCAGCACTATTATAAATTCCATCCATGCCATACTCAGATTTAAAGCAAAGCTGCCCTTCATATATAAAAAACCCGGGTTGACACTCTTCAAGAAAACAAGGCCATCCGTCAGGTGTTATTATCAATTCCATCATTCACTCTCTTTCGGTGGTTTTGTAATCTGATAGCCTAATTTCGTAATCTCTATCACAAAAGCATTAATAGCGCCCTGCATGGCAATACGAACACTGTCGCCATCATTCGGCTCAGTTACCTTGTCTGATATTTGCTGCAACTCTTCCCATGTGGCGAACTCCGGCTCCATCAAATCAATCGAGGCTTCTGCTGCGCTTTCGATATTGGCGACTATCTCGCCGGGTAGACAAGGCCTCATAGCCCTAGCCACGCGCTCTAATTGTTCTTTATTGGTCATTGGTTTTTTCTCCCTGTATATGCGTAAGATATTGATGTGCTAAAATCGAAATCTTTTTCACAACTGGAACAAGTCATATCTCCGCCATATTCGGTGTACGCCCCAGGAACTTCAAACAAATCATCCGTGTGTACGTGGTGGCAATAAGGACATGGAATACCGTCATCGCTCCACGTTGTTCCGTCGCTCTCCACAGAAATATAAGGTTTCCAAGACATCACACTTCCTTCACTTTCTGTTTAATCGCGGTTAGGGCTTCGTTGGCTAGGTCTGCGCCTATACCCTCTGCGCTATCTCGATTATTCCACCTGTAATGCCCTTCATCAAAAATAGACTCTGCTACAGTCTTTACCACCTCCTCACTCTCCAACATCTCCACCACATCAGCCAACACTTGCTGGTAGGCGGCTTGGTAGGCTTCGATCAGTGTTGCTGGCCAATCATCATCTGCAACAGCATCTGCCCAAGCCTCAAACTTCTCTTGAATACTCATCACTCCCCCGTTTCCTGTAATAAATTCACACACACCTGCTTGCTATGCTTTGCGCGGCAGGTTTCCCATGCGTTGTTGCAGGCCGATAAAAGCAATAACGCTATCAATGCCATAACTCGCATCACATCCCCTCTCTCTCATGGTAAAACGCTTCATCAATTGCCTCGTCAATCACAGCATAATCATGCATGCGAATCGGGAAGTTGCGAGCATCTGCAAAGTCACCAACAATACGGCGTAGTTGGCGCTTCAAGTCCTCTACATCACGCAACAGCGCTTTAGACCCAACAATATCAAGCTTTGGTACTGGCTGTTTTCTCATCGTGTGACTGTATAATTCCGGCGTTTTTTCTGGCGATTGAATCGTGCAGTGTTCAATCAGCGCTTCATATTGTGCTAATGCGCTCATCTCACACCCCTGCTAACATTAATAACATCATAAACATTACGCCAATTGCGGCACCAATGAGCATTAATGATATGTTCAGCGTCATGTCCGCTCTATACCATTCCTCACTCATTACCTGCTGTTGGTCATACCATTGTTTCCAGTTACTCATTGCTTCTTGCTCTTTATTCATCATGTTCCTCGCTTTCGATAACCAAGGTATAGCAAGCTTCCTCGGTGGTGTCAATTATTTATTTACAAGTAAACAATATATTTACAATACCGGTTTTAATCTTTATAGTGTAGCTATGACATTAGAGGACACTATACAACACGCGGGAGGCGTTACGGCGCTGGCAAAAGCACTAGGCGTAACTCGTGCCGCTATATACCAATGGCAGAAAGGCGTTATGCCACAGCCAGCGCAACGGGATAAGCTTAAAGAGATAACCAATGGCGAGTTTGACTTTTCGTGCCTGTATTAAAAGGCGAGGATTTATTATCATCGCAGGTTAAGGCCGCAGTAAAGCAATCGCAGATTGACGGAACATATAGCGGGATTGCGTATCACTGCCCTAATGAAATTCTTGCAAAAGGAAATCAGATTGCGGCGCTGAAAAAACGAAAAGCGATAGGCGTAATGAATGGCGCGCCTGATTGGGTTTTTGAGGTAGGAGATAGATGCGCGACAGTAGAGCTGAAAGATGCAAAATCTGATGACGAAGCGTGGCGAAAATGCACTAACGCGCAAAAAGAATATGCTTTGCATAAATGGGCAACTGGCGGAAATCATCTAGTGGCATGGAATCTGCCAATGATAGGCGAGTTCCTTATTGAATGCAGGTTTCTCCTTGATTCGCCACAATATCAGCCAGCTTTTCAAGGCGGCGTTGCTGCTCTTGAACACCATGAGTAGCCAGCCTACCGCTGCATTTTTCACATAAGTAAACGCTAACGCCATTAACCCACCCCAAAGCGTATTGTTTAAAGGGTGGGTTAACTTTGCAGTTGTCGCATTTTGTTGGTTGATACTTATCCATTTTTAGAATCAAGCATTGTCATGTTGCCGTTATAGCCTTGAACCACTACTTCGGTAGTGTAGCGCTCGTTTCCGTCTTTATCCGTCCATTTGCGAGTTTGTAGCTGGCCTTCAATATAAAGCTTTGAGCCTTTGTTAACGTACTTCTCCACAATCTCTGCAGTCTTCCCAAAAATTGAGACTTTATGCCATTCTGTCTTTTCTTTACGCTCGCCGGTGTTTTTGTCTTTCCAGCTTTCGCTTGTGGCGATTGACAAGTTGGCGATAGCATCGCCGTTTTGTGTTTGGCGAATTTCAGGGTCTTGCCCCACATTGCCTATGATAATTACTTTGTTTACTGAACTCATTTTATTCTCTCCTATATTAATATTGTTTTTACTGAATCAACCGTTGGAAAGCTCCTAAGGGCCGATATAAGCTCATTCGTGTCTTTTTTAACAGAGCCTCCCTTGTTTAACTTGTGCGTGTAGGTTTCCTCTCTTCCGCTTTTATATGTAGCAATTATGCGTATATTCTGTTTTTCGCTCTGGTTTTTCATCCTTATGTAGTCCTCTAAATCGATTGTTTCATTGCATTTTTCCCCACCAAACACGACTAATCTCCTATATCGGCATTTCATCGTTAATATCTTCGTCCGTATGCGGCGGCGGGCTTTCTTCATATTCCGCCTCTTCTATTTCGCCTGTTTCTGCGTTATGCGGCGGAAGCTCTTTTTCTACCGTTTCCTTCATCTTAGCCTTCACCTTGTCTTTTACTGACTTCTTCTTTGTTGGTTCTGGCTTTTCTTCTTCATGCTCAATGATAGTAATATCCTCGCCTTTTTCATCATCTCGCAGCGCAACCTCCACTTCGTTATCAATAGGCCATCGCTTTTTAGCACGGTGCAACACAGTTTTACGTGCAGCTTCGCCCCATGACTTGTTCCACATTGGTGACTTGTCGCTTGAATAGTTTTCACGAATGGCGTTGATTTGCGCCGTGGTCATATATTCGACAGAGCTGTATTCCCCATCTGTTAATTTAGCATAAGCATAACAACCACGAACATCACCGCGCTCTTTATCTAGGTTTATTTCGTGTATAACTGGCTTCCCCTCAGCCGCCAGATCAATTTTGCAAATATCATTTTCATAAACTAGCTGAACATTAACGAACTTGATATTCGGGCTTCGATTAATCATTTTCATAACACCGCCAATCATTTGACGGTATTGCGCTTCTTTTACCCATTGGCCGTTCTTTTTAACGCTACCAATAACAATGGCCGCTTCTTTACCATCAAGCACTAAACCATCATTAGCGGCGCGGGAACATACGTTCAAAACGCTTTTAGCGCTTACATTGCCCTTGGCTATATCCTCATTCTCTGATGACGCTATAATCGCGTTATTCATAAACCGTGCAACGTCCGTACCCGTTGCCTGTAGAAGCTGCTTAAAGTTTCCTTCTGCGTGCTTTAGTGTTTGCTTAATCGGTAGTTGATTTGCCATTTTGCATACTTTCTATTTCTTTGTTAAATTCAGTCATCATAGACCAGTTAAAAAGCTCTTCATCTTTATCGCCATCGGCAATAGCTTGCTCAAAATCCCGCTTGAAAAAATCGCGCTCTTTTATCAAGTCTTCAAGCGTATATAGTGGCTCTCCCATTTTGTTATTCTCCTTTGTTTAATTCCGTTATATCACATCGGCGGTAGCCCTTGCGTGCGCCCGTCACCGTTCCGACCATTTCTTGCGTAATTACCTTCCCTGCTGTGTCTTTTGTGCGGCCAGCCTTGATACGGTAGTTTTTCGTAAACCCGCCAGCCGAATCACCTAGCAAATGAAACAGCTCATTTTTTGCCGCGGTGGCTTTCGTCTTATGTTCTTTTTCCAACGCCTTATTGTAGGTTATTTCAGAAGCCAAGCGATTAAAATCTTCATTATCCGTAAAGTCCTGCAACTCGCCTTTTGGATTAAATAGCTCGCTAATCACATCACCATCACGCTCATAGTCTGCTGGCGGCTCTATCGCGTTTTCTACATCGTGCCAGAATTTCGCCACGGCTTGCTTCATCGCAGCAAACATTTCTGGGTCTGCTTCGCGCTCGTAAATATGCATATCGTAAATGCCAGTCATCACGACCACATCGCACTTATGAACCCCGCTCACCATCATCTCATGCTGCACTTGAATCTCAATATGCGGGGGTAGTTCGCCCTCATCCCAATCTTTCCACACAAGCCAATCAACGGCCTTGATCTCAATCAGCTTGCTCTCATCCGCTGTAATGTAATCAAAGCTAGATCCGATGCGGTGCTCAGGTAGTCGGATATAATCCTTGTATGGCTTAACCTCTACACCCTGCTGCTCTGCATATTCAGCGGCGATATAGTCCTCCATTTTGGAGCCTTGCCGCATACGGTCATTTCGGGGGAAATCTACCGCATAATTACCCCGCTTTGTGTGGTGCAATTCAAATAGCGTTGTATATGGAGAAAAGCCAAATAGCGCGGGCATCATGGTACTGGTAATGTCATCCACGCGATAACTTAACCACGTTTCTTCATCTATATAGGGTAGTGTTTCTCGTTTCATCTAGGTTCCTTTCCGTTGCATGATTACCATTGCACATTACGCGCATTATGTAAATAGTTATTTTACACCCGCCCCTTTTTAGCACGTGCAGTAAACACATAAGCGGCCCACTTTTCAGGATGTTTCATGCCGCGTTGTTTTCCTAACTCAATAAGTTGCTCCAAGGTTTGCGCCTGCCTTTGCTCCCTTGCTCGCTGCCGCTTAATTGCTTCGCGGTCTAACTCTTTCAATTCACCATCTAACTCTTCCACATCGCGCACGGCTTCGCGCTCTTTCCCGCAATGGGGGCAGGCTGGTAGCTCTATCTTATATTGAGATTTACAGCCCTTACAAACAACCGTTTGCGCCGCCTCTCTTTCCTCCGCTGCTGATTTTGCGCGTTTCTTTCTATCCGCTAACGTCCACTCTCTTGCGTCATCTGGATAGCCATGCTCCGCTAAATTTCCCGCATTATCTAAGATAACCGCTGGCGTCGATTTTCGGCGTAGCACCCTGCCCCATTTTTGCAGCTGCATTGCCAGCGACTTAGTAGGCTGCAAATCAATCATCGCCTCTATCGTAATATCCATGCCACTGGCGCTTGCTAGGTCAAAACCATATTGCAGAAGATTCACGCTTATGAGAACCTCATCCTGCCTTGATGCAAAGCGCCTGATAATCTCACCACGTTGCGAGTCTGTGTGGGTTCCATCAATATACCCCGCCGATATACCGCGTTGCAAAAACGATTCCTGCACCCGTTGCGCGTGTTTCCGACTTACGCAAAAAACTACCGTAGCCATGCCGCGCGCGTGCTTACAATATTCATTAACGGCGTTACCAATGACGTAGCCATCTGATTCCATTAGCTCCGCAAGCTCGCCTTGCGCGTACTCGCCGCCACGGACGGAAATTTTATCAAGTCCACTTGGCTTTGTTGCAGCAAATGCTCGATAATCAGAAAGAAAACCATGCTCTATGAGGTATGCCGTACTCACACCAAGCACCATATCATCGTAGAACCTGCCTAAACCTTTGCCGCTACCGTGTATAGGCGTTGCGGTTAAGCCAATGCTATAAGCGCCTTTCTCTGTGTAGTGCGCTATCACTTTCTCGACTTGTGAAATAGAATAATGCGTTTCATCCACAAACACGACATCGGGCTTGACGCTCTCTAACCTTCGCACCAGCGTTCCAAGTGTTGCGATATGCGTTTTGGCGTATGGGTTAAACACTTTACCGCTACTGACAAAGCTATGGTCGATATCGAACTTGGTAAAGGTGTTGCTCATCTGCTTCATAAGCTCGCGCCGTGGAACGCAAAAGAGTGACCGTTTACCCTTGGCCTGACTTCCCGCAATCATGCTTGCACTCATAACAGATTTACCGCAACCCGTTGGCGCTTGTAGCAGTACTCGCTTGTTTTTTGTTAGGCTTTTCCGAAGTTCGGAAATTTGCCGCTTCTGGTGGTCATATAACTGCATTATTGGCGCCCTCTCTATCTATAATTTCAGGCATAAAAAACGGTTTAAAATCTCTCGTGAGTATCTTCATATTTGGCCTAACGTATTTGTGATAAGCTATGTCATCTTCATCACGCGGCCTATATGTTCCGTAGTGTCTATCAGAGGAGGGGTGGTGCAAAACAAGGTTAAAAAAACCTCCGAACCCGTTTGGCTCATGTGGGCTATGAATCACTTTATAACAAAATGTTTCATATTCATAAGATTCAGCAAGCAGCGCAACAAAATCTCCCTTCATTGGCTCGCAATCATCATAATACTCAGGCGGTATAATATGCAAAAAGTCATGCACATACTCTGAAACAACGCCGTGAGTTTTGACCATCCACTCCGCTGCGTTTGGGTCAGTAAAAGCCAGTACTTTACCATCTGGTATATTGTTAATTTTCATCTAAACAACCAGCCCTTCCTCAATAATCTCTTTAAACCAGCCCGCTTGTCGGCTGCCTTTTCGCGTACCTTGGCGCTTATACTCCCAGCCATCCATTGTCATAATTTTGTCGATACGGCCTTTCTCGTATAGGGTAAGTCGGTCGCGCTTTAATCCTAAAATATCGCGTATCTTTTCGCTGGTGATGTAGTCCACTATTTCAGGATTTTCGATTATTGCGCTTTGCAGGATTTCTTGCCATGGGTCTTCTTTTAACCGCTTCTGCTGCATCTGCTCGGCTATTTCATATAACTCGCCTTTTAAGTACAGCTCTTCGCCTTCCTTCATCCGGTGGTATGCTTCTGCCCATAATTGCGACTTCACCTTACGCAAGCCCTCTATGTTTATCTGATTGGCTACCAGTACAGGCCAGAATCGGCGGTTTCCTGTGGGGTCTACTAAGTAGCCGTTCATAGGGTTAATCGTACCCGCGAGAACAAACTGGCGAGGGTAGCAGGTTCGGTTGTTTTCATATTTCCGAATGATTCGATCTTCGCATGTCGTGATTGCTGCTTTCAACTCATCGCTATCACGCTTACCCATTCCCGACATTTCCGCTATCTCAATAATCAGATTCCCCTGCATTTTTGGCACGGCCTTATCGGTTCCTAAGTCGGTAATTTTCAACGTGTCATCAAAGTACGGCACGCCCTCTATCGTTGCCAACTCCCGCAAGATGCTAGATTTACCCGCGTTCTGCTTTCCTTCAAGCACCAGCATGGAATCAAACTTACAGCCCGGCTCAAACACGCGCTGCACCGCTGCCGTTAACCACTTTCTGCCAATCGCAGCCACATAGCGCGCATCATCAAACCGCGCGCCGCAATAATCAGCCAGCCACGTATCAAGCCTTGGCTTCCCATCCCATTCTAAACGCCTGAAATATTCGCGCGCCGGATGATAGCTATTTTCCGCATATATCACCTTCATCAAGTCACGAACTTGCGTGCTTGTTACAATAATTCCCAATCGCTCCAAATGCAGCTGCACTTGCGTCTGGTCAATATCCCGAACAACACGCGGCAATGCATCTCCCATCGAACCCCATGGAGGCTCTTTTGCAATTACTGGCTCTTGTGAAAACTCATCAAATAAAAACAGCCCTGCAAAGTCTGGATGATTACGCAAAAACAGCTCGGCATTTACAAAGCTACGTTTAACAACTTCACCATCTTTATTGAAAAATAAATGTTGCTTCCATTCATCGGGAGAGGTTTGCGGGGGAGCTGGAACTTGCAACGGTTCTGGAACATTCTTATGACTAGATGAAAGCTCA